ACCGTCACTACTTTTACGTTCAACCCGTTTTTACGCAGCCAGTCGTAAGTGGCTTGCTGGTCTTCTTCACTTTGGCATATCACAATTACGCCGTACTGTTCTTTGTAGGTAAAATTTCCCATATTCGTTTTTTTATTGATTACGGGGCAAAGGTCGTCAGTCCGGTGTAAACAGCATAATTTCCGGGCTTTATCCCACTGCACGGCTTTTGCAGTAGTCAAGTTCCTGGCTTAAATGGTTGATTACAGAATAAACCTTCCGTTCACTGATACCGTATTTATCGGCAAGCATCGCAACGATATAGGTCTTCTTTTCGCCTTCCCGGTTCAAACGTTCGTAATCGGCAAACAGGTCGGCATACTTGTAGTCTTCGGGTTTGATACCGGCAGAACAAAGCCTTTTCAACAATTCTTTGTTGAAGTCCAGCAATTCATATAATTTCATTTTATCGGATATTCTTTTTAGGGTTCAGCAAAATACACTATCTTTGTGGTCTCACCACGTAATAAGCAAAAAAAACGACGTACCGCAGCAGAGGGTATTTGCCCCCGGCTGTGCGGTACGTCGCATTTTGTTAGTACGTGGTGAGATACTACTAACAGGCCGGGGGCTTTTTTCTATTCACCCCCGATAAGGTTTATTCTCTTGCCAAAAGTTCGGCCGCAATGGATTTACATTCTTTCCTGTACAACTGCAAAGCGTTATATTCCGCTAAATGGGCGTCGTTCCCGTCTCCCTGGTTCAGAATGACGGCTTCCACCTGGTTCTGTGAATACTTCAGCCGGACAAGACCGGCCACAAAATCATCATACAGGGCGGACGTCGCTTCAATGATCGTGCCGCCGTCCTTCTCTGATCCTTCGTAAGAATAAGCCGTGCAAGGTTCCGGCACTTCCCGCCCTTCCATCACTTCCGGCACATAGTCCGGGATAACTTCTTCATTCAGGTAAACGATAAAATGCTTATCGTCGTACTTTTCATATTTCTTTCTATCTAAATATGTCGCTTTCATAATCATGTGAATTTATAAAATTTCTTGTTCATTTTATTAGTAAACTCTTTTATGACAGTCGGACAGGGCAAATCTTCCTTTTGGAAGTCTGACAGGGCTTGTTCCAACATTACCGTACTGCCGGTAAATGAATAGAATTCGGCGTCTTTGTCCGTTTCGCTGCCATCCTTATTTTTAGCCTTCTCAAATATGTAGGTTTCGTTTTCTTCGTCGTCTTCAGTCGGTTCTATAATAGTTTCCAGTATTCGCTTATAACGGATAACAAGGCATTTTTTCGGCCGTGTCCGCTTTTCCTGCTTTGTTCCGCCGTTACCATCGTCAACGGTCACTATTACGTCTTCCTTCTCGACCTTGCTGTCTTCCACCGTGTAATCTATCAACAGGATTTTATAGTCCTGTTCTTCCTGGCCTTCTTTACACACAAGATCGGCAAAAGCCTTTTTCTGATCGAATCTCATACCTTTAAAGGGTATCTGAACTTTGCGGTTCTTTATTACCGCTCCGAGTCTTTTTTCCATATTTATATTTAATTTTCTAAGTAAATTCCTACTGTTTGCGTGAAGTGCAAAACCTATACGTGAAGCGCACTTCAGCCGGATTTCTTCGGGTGAAAACCCTTTCTTCCTCAATTTGGCAACCTGCCGGCATAAGTCTTTCTTATTTCTTTTGCGTAATCTTCTACGGTCATGGAAAGAAACATAGCCGCAAACGTCAATACCGCCATTATGGACGGGGCGGACGTTCCAGTTCTTGTTTACAGGCAATAGATAATCACGTGCAAGTATCATTATTGCTATTTCAGTAATCAGGTGTAAGAAAGCCTTATCCTTATGCAGAATAACGATGTTATCGGCAAAACGGAAGTAGTGCTTCAGCCCTTGTTTAACGTACTTCCTGAACTTTGATTTCAGGTATGAAGCGCCTTTGCAAAGTTCAGCCTCGTTGTCCCTGCCGGCAATATAGATACAATGCGAAACATACCTTCCGCACCAATAAGCGTATTTGTCGGGATCATTCAGTATATCAAATATTCTTATAGCCAACCGGTCGAAGGAGGCAAGGAAATAATTCGCTAATATCTGGGATATTTTTACCCCCAACGGTAACCCTGACGGATAGCTGTCTATAAATTCGTCCAGGAACCGAAGTAATTTAGCATCTTTAATCTTCACCCGCAGGCTTTCTTTCATCAGTTCATGATTGATATTAGGGAAAAAGTGATGAACGTCAAGCTGAACAAAATAATAAGTGTCCTCATAGCTTGAATTCAAGTCTTTACGGAGCAAGTCCACAAAGTCGTGGGTTCCTCTTCCCTTGACGCATGAACAGGACTTGCGGATGAAGGTGTCACACAACAACGGTTCAACGTGTAAGCAGGACGCCCATTGTATAACGTGATCCTGAATAGGCAGTTTGCTAACGATCCGGTTTTTCCGGTCGAATATCCGTTTATCCGTATAGGGGGAAGTACGCCAGTTTTCGGTCAGGTAGGCTTCTAATAGTGCGGCAAGGTTGCCGTCCAGGTCTTCTTCAAACTTGCGAACGGTGATCCGGGCTTTCTTGTGCTCCGAAAAACCGTCAAATGCAAGTTCAAAATTCCGCTTGGTCTCAATATGCGGCGAAATGTATCCTTTACGTTTCATTTTCAGTGTCTCATTAACCGGTGTCTAAAGGCAGTGTCTTGTCTGCTTTTTCTTGAACGTCGTTGTGGTCGGCCCGGATATTTACCCAGTCTACTGACACCTCCGTTTTTAGTTTATTTTTCGCCGTGAGGCGGGGTCCCTTTCCCTATAAAAAATATCTTCCTTTCAGAAATAGTTGAGAGGCGAACCCCAGTTCACGTTGGCATCCGAGACAGCATTGTTCACATTCAACGCAGCAGGACCCGATTGCGCCCCATTGTTCGCATTACAACCACGGAGACACAGACGGAAGCCGGAAACTAAAGGCTCAGGCAAAGGCAACCTTTTCAGGATGCAAATATAGAAAAATCCCGCACCATCAAAAATACAAATATGGAAAAAAGTCAAAGAACGAAAAATTTTTCGAGCCGCTTCGCGGCTGTCTGTATAGGGGTGACCTGACGGTCACGGGTGCTTTTGCTCACTAACGAACCCCAACGCATCCTTCTGCACCCCTACGGACACTTCAGGCCACCGGCGCATACACCGGGACCACCGGCCAATCCTCTTCTGCTTCGCAGAGAGGCGAACCCCAGTGCACGTTGGCACCCGAGACAGCATAGTTCACATCCAACGCAGCAGGACCCGATAGCGCCCCATCGTTCGCATCACAACCACGGAGACACAGACGGAAGCCGGAAGTGGCGTTGCTGTTGTTCCAGAAATAGTCGCAGTGATAGGTTGAAGCTGATCCGTCGGTTTGCGTCGGAAAATTCTCTAAATTGTCATAGCTTAATGTTTTGATGTAACCCTCTCCTTTGGTCGGGGATGTGGAATAAGCCGTCATACCGGTTTCGTTTCCGATTGTCCAGGTTCCGTAAATGGAAGGCGCAACCAGATGCGTGACGGAAGTGTCGGCATTGCAGCGGACGAATTCGTCATCCATTTGGCGCCAAAGATAGCCAAATGGGTTTTTCAAACCGAAGAACACGGGAACAGGGGCGGCGTAATGGGTACTGCCGTCAGCCTTCAGGACATTATAGGTTGAGACACCGCAAGAGTCGCCAAGCTCGACACCCACACTGGTGGGAAGGAAAGGACGGTAGCCGTTATAACCGTTCCAGTCGGGCATACCCGTAACACCCGAACCCAGGCCGCCCTGATACAGGCCGTCAGCGTCTTTGGCAGCGTTATAACCGGCTTGCATGTCCTGGGTGCCGAATATGATTTCAAACAGGATTTTTACAACGGAAGTATGACGCATAGTACCGCATAACCATCCGGAACCGTTCTTGCGGGCAGCCGCACGCCAGTATTCCGTGTTTTTATTGGTTGCAGCCCGGCCAAGTAAGGTCCGGTAGGTCCCGTCCCAGTCCGTACTGTCACCACCCCGGTAATTGACGTCGTCATTCACATAACTGACCAGGGTTCCGCTGGTACGGTCAAGGGCGGCAAAACCATGCGCCGACATACTGCCAACCGGGATAACGTAGTTATATTGGCCGGGAATAGGTGCCAGGGACACTTCCTTATACAAAAGGTTGCCGATCCGATAAATGGCAAGATAGAATTTCTTTCCCCATCCCCACTGGTAATGTCCCATACTGCCGTCAAGTTTCGCCGTCTCACCATTGGCAAAGCGGTAATGGTTCGTCGGGTCAAGTTTACGGCGACTGTGGTCATTCTTTACCAGGTAACAGCCCAGGCCGAGAGTTTCGGGAAGGTTGCGCAACTGTTCAAGACTGCCGAACCAGCCCTGGGCTTTAGGCGTTGAGACAGCAAGGTTCCACACACGGCCGCACGACGGGGCGCTTGACATACGGACGGCCTGGCGTAAATCCATCCTGCCGGAAGCGCCCGTAATGTCGTCGAATACTTCGATCTTTTTATCCTGGACGGTATCGGTAGCCAGGGGAAGATCATCTACTTGCTGGCCGCCTTCAAAAGCGGAAAGCATTGCAAGAATTTTTGTTTCCTGATCGCTTGTAAAAGCCATAATTTCATATTTTAAAAGTTAGACAATTCTTATTTTACCGCCATTCAGGCGCATCTTACCATTACTCAAACGGATCAGCGGGGTACGGACGGTAACGTCGACCTTCTGCCACAATTCCGTGTTTTGCGTCGGGATCACGTGGAAAGAACTTTTCCCGGTACCGTTGACCGTCAGGTTTCCGGACGGGTCGGCGTCGACTGAACTCCCCGATATTTTTTGATACAGGGCATTTTTCAGGCAATACGACGGGAAGAACGTTATACCGATCTTCTGACGGACTTTGTTCTTCGTGCTGATCGATACCGGGACAGATACCAGCATACGGACCGGGGCGGCATTGATATAGCCGGCGACAGCTTTAGACAAAGCGTCCATTTCAACGATTTTCCGGCTGGCTTCACCGGTTATCGTATCTGCACGCCCGGCAGCCTGACGGGCTTCCGTTTTGGCTGTATCGGCGTCATTGGCGGCGTTGCCCGCCCGTACGGCCGCTTCGTTGGCCGATTGTGCGGCGCCGTAAAGGTTGTCGGCCGCATTACCCGCCCGGGTGGCTTCTGCCAGGGCTTTCTTTGCCGCTTCGGTGGCTTGCTTGCCGTTGGCCAGGCACTTCCACCAGTCCGTGTCTGTTACCGGGTGACCGGTATTGCCGTCCTTCAGGGACAGGTAACAACTGTCTTCAGTCGTTACGAAATTGAAAAGGTCGTAACGGGCGCCAGCATTATAGGCGCCTTTATCCACGAAGGCGACCTTCCCTAAAATTTTGTTTCCTTCTGCCATTTCTATTTCGGGTTAAAAGTTAAATTTCCTTCGTTGTCAATATTGAACATGTCCGCCACGATTTCATCCTGATAGTTCATTATTAGTTCCATCGTGTCCGGATCAATGTAGAAAGTGGGATACAGAACGCCGCCTTTGGCCAGGACACCCGTATCGACATACTTCTTCAGGGTGGCGTCCCACTTCCACCAGTTCCCGTTCTCCCCCATCATGGTAGGATGATCCGCCAGTTCCTTCGCCCGGTCGGCCTGAACGGTGGCATCGGCGGTGGCGGCCGTAGCCTCTACTGTGGCCTCGTTGGCCTTCCGGGTGGCTTCAATGGTTTCAGCCTTTGCAAGAAGGGTGGCTTCCTTTACGGCGTTGGCCGTGTCAGCGGCCTCCGTGGCCTTGTCCTTTGCCGCATTGGCACCGGCGGCGGCCTGATTGGCGGCCGCTGCGGCTTCCTTTGCCTTATCCTTTGCATCGTTCACGCTGTCGGCGGCGGCGTTCGCACGGTCACCGGCGGCGATGACCTGCCCACGGACGGCCGTATAGTCCGCCGTCGCTTCCTTCGTTTCCTTTGCCGCCTGCAGGGCTTCGCCGGTGGCCGCCTTGGCGTTCTCGGTAGCTTCATTCACGCTATCCAGGGCGATGTCCTGAAGCAGGGAAACCGGTGCCTCCACAACCTTTTCAACACCGCCGACCTTCTTGTAGGCCGGAAGGGAGAAAACACCGGTCAGGTCGCTCACGACCTCAACTTCCGAAACGCCTTGCGCCTCCACGCCCAGTTTTTCCAGCACCACCGGTAAGAGTTGGGCGGCTATATAGTCCAGTTCCTCACGCTTGTAGGCCATAATACCCCCCTTACTTGTTCAGGATGATTTCGGCCACGTCCAAAGCGGCAACCAAAGAAACGGACTTTCTTTCGGCGGCCGTGGTGGCGGAAAACGGTTCAAAACTGGTGTGCATCCGGTCGGCCGTCTTGTCGTAGCCGACACTGCCCACGTTCTTATTCTCCTTTACAATGGTACCGTAAACGCTGCTTACCTCTTCCCCGGTTTCAGTAGGTACCAGGGTCGCACGGTAGTTTATCACGATACCGGTGTTCTTTACTTCAGACTGGAAAGTCTTCGTTCTCTTTTCTTCTACCTGTTTCATCTTTCGGTTGTATTAACGGTTTCAAGTTCTTCTGCATTTTCAGCCGGGGCGGGAGTCAGTGCGCCGATTATCGCCTTTTTCCCGGCACCCAGTATATTATCCGCATCCGTGATAATGGCTATTATCACCGGACGGTAAACTTCCGGTATTTCGACCGGGTCGTCATCGTAGTAAATCTGCCGGGCCAAATCTGCCAGGCCGATTTCAGAGGTGGAACGGTTGATCGTGTTGCCGACCGTGTGCCTTACGTCCATTACTTCCGGTTCTCCGAATTTCACTTCAACCGGCATCGCTTTAAAGTTCACTTTCATATTCTTGCATTTTTAAATTTTAAGACCAGTTATTGTCACGGAAAGCCCCGATTATCCAACCACGCCCGAGCAGGTTACCGGCCGGGGTGGGACTCATAAAATCCTCTATGTTACGGCAGTCCGCTATCTCGCCGCCAGCCCATTGCACCTTCGTACCGTTCGAATAGATATAGATGTTGTTGTTCTGGTCGTTGGCGTTGATTACGGTGACACGCTGGCTCTTGTCACCGCTGAGCAGGTACCGGTATGTACCGGTGGTCCTGATTATCACCAGATCGACAGGGAAACCGGCGGCGTCCCCTGACGTGCCATACAAGGGAATTGTATAGTACGTTTCATTATTTGAGGACTGGGCGGAAACAAGGGACACGTAAACCTTTCCTGTTTCGGAAGCAAGGCCGTTCACGTAGAAATAGCCGTAACTGCCCAATACGACAAGCGTGTTTCTACCGGAAGCCCCGAAGCTGCCACGGCACCACAAATTAGAGGAATACAGGCGGTAACTGCGTTTATTCACGTAATCATAGCCCTGGTGGTACATGTCGCCGCTGAACCACATTTTCCCGTCCGTCCCGAAGGAAATGCCGCCTACCGTCTTGCCTTCACTGTTTACACAGTTCAATGACTTGAAGGAACCGGTGACACCGGTAAGGGTGCCGCTGAATTTGCCGTCCACCGCCTCGATGGTGCCGTCCTGCAATACCTTGAACTTTGAGTTGACCGTTACGAGGCCTTCAAGTTCGATACGTTTGGCCTTGATCTTTGCCAGGTCTTCCGTCAGGTTGATATAGGTTACCGGGTCCTCATAGCCAGACAAGTCAAACACTGTCGCTTCCTTCAGGTACCAGGTAACGGCCGTGTTATAGTCGTCATTCGTCTGCCCCGCCGGGACGTCTTTCGTCAGGTAGAAAAAGTTCGTTGTAGAGAAACTGCCCGAAGCGCCGCAAAAGACCTGGTACCGGTATTCTTTCCATTCACCCGTTCCGGCGTTGTCGGTGATCCACATTCTATGACCGTTGTTTCCCACCCCGTTGCTGGCAAAGTTCAGCCGGTGGCCGGCCGGAATTTTGGCGGTGAAGCGGGCTTCAAAGACGGCGTTTGCACGGGACGGGGTGGAGAATGTAAAACCACCTAAACCGGGACTGGAATTTCCGACTACTTTTTGAATGCGGATAACGGCTGCCTGTTCTGCCGGAACAGTCCCGAATTCGGGTGCCTTTGCCGTCCAGGCGTAGGACGTAGTATAAGTGTACCATGTGCCGGTGGAAGAATTGTAATAAACGTCGCCCACGTGGGCGGCACGAATGGCGTCGGTGGTCCAGCCGGCCGCCGGAGCGTTGGAACCTGAAGGAACGGAACTTCCCGAATGTATTTCAAGGCGTTTGGCTGTCACTGCTTCGCCCCCCGAATTGTTATACCGGGAAATGCCGTTCATGCCTTTTACAAACTTCACGTCTTTGTTCAGCGGGTAACCGGTCGACTTGTTTATCGAAAGCAGAAGATTCTTATCTGTCTGTTCAATCGCAGACCAGTGACGGTTCAGGGTGACGTTGATATCGCCTACCGTCCCGTTAAAGGTGTCCGTCAGCACGTAGTTGGTGAACCTCTTTTCCACGGCGTTCATTCGGGTACCCATGCTCGTAAGGCTTCCGTCAATGGCGTTTGTTTTAGTCACGTAGGTTTCCAGCGTGCCTTCGGCGGCGCTCATACGGTTACCCAGGCTGATAGTCGTACCGTCCAGGCTGTTCAACCGGGTGGCATAGGTTTCCAGTGTACCTTCAGCCGAATTCATACGGGTGCCCAGGCTGGTAAACAGTCCGTTCGCTTTGTCCTCAAACTTAGAAAACAGTTCCAGTTCCCCTTCAGCGGCTACCATTCGAAGCCCCAAATCGGCGACCGTGTTATTTATATCATCCGTCTTTCTGACGTACAAATCCAGCTTTTCTTCGGCCATATCCAAATCAATACCGATCTGTGTGACCGTTGAATTTATTTTGTCGGTCTTTTCGCCCCATACCCGAATGCTTTCTTCAGCGGCGTTTAACTCTATACCCAGATCAGTAACCGTTTTGTCGGTGCGGTCTATCCTTTCACCCAGTAAAGCAATCTTTTCGGCGGTCTGTTCAAACTTGGTGCCGACTTCGATTTTAAAGTCGTCCAGCGGCCGGTTGGTAAGTGCCAGCACGTCGATATAAATGTCACCGGTGAACTTCAGCACGAAGTCGCCCACGCCGTCCCATGTGCCGGAATATTCCAGGCTTTGGGTTTCGATGCTTTCTTCCAGTTGTTCCTGGACGAAGGGAAGGCTGCCTTCTCCCTGGGCGGAACCTTCAAAGCCTACGGTCAAAGTTCCGGCGCTTTGGCAGATAAACTTAAAAGTCAAATACAAAACGCTGGTGACCGGTTCCGGCTTTCTTACGTCGGCGTTGGCCTGACGTATGCCGCTGTTCTTTATGCGCAGCACGTTGCGACCGTCCAGGTTCACGATACCGGCAACCTTTTCCTTTTGGGCGAACAGGTTACGGTTAAACATAAGCAGCTTGCCCCCGGCGGTATATGTCCGGATCAGGTTTTCACGCTGCCAGCCGTCCATATTTTCGGTGAAGCTGGCGTTCTTCAGGAAGTTGTCCTTCTCCGACATGTTGTACGTCTTGTTCTGCATGTCAACACGGAAAAGGTTCTCCATCATGTCAAGCCGGGTTTGTATATTCTCCCCATTCTTGAAATGGAACTCACCGATAGCATAGAGGTTCTGTATAAAGGCGCCGAAGCCCGTCAGCCAACCGAACCAGGCGTTATAAACACCGGCCAGGTTTCCGAAACGGCTTTTGACGGCGTCGTCCGGATCGGTCTTCGCACCGTAAAGCACGTCGATGTAAGGAGCGAAGGCGCCCACCGTCATGTTCATGATGATACCCTTACGGTCGGGGTTCGTCAGGTTGTCCATGCGAACCAGGACGTCGCCCTTCTTTATGTCGGCCTCATTCCCGCTGAAAGCGTTGTACGTGATCCAGTCCAGGCGCTTTTCACCGTCGCTGTCCGATCCCATGCCGGTGGCGGAAACGACCAGTTCATAATGTTTGGTAACGTTGTAGTCGTTACCGGCCAAAGGACGGCCGCCGTAACGCTGACATTCCAGGCAGTCATCAACCCAAAACGGGTTATACAAAAGACCGCCCCCGGTATCAAGGTATATTTTTTTGTTCTCCAGGTCGACGTGATCGACTTTCATCATACCCGAAAAAACGCTGTTGTCCCCTTCGCCTTTCAGCTGGTTTATTATCATTTCAAAGACACGCAGCGCCCCCCGGATCGTAACCTCGTCGAATTCGGCGTAGGACTTCTTTTCCTTCGCTCCGGCAACGTTCATCACTTCCCGTAACATGATCGCCCAGCCTTTCCCATTCAGGAAGCCGGAAAGAAAGTCGGGCGAATTGATACTGTCATGGAACACGCCGGCGCCTTTGACGTTGATACCCTTCAGGAAGTTAATCAACTCCCTGGCCGTATCCACTATGTCTTTCCTTAAATATTTGTCGTCCAGTTCTTCGATAGCCTTTTCGATTTCCTTGTCTGTACGCAGGGAAGAATAAACGCTTTGATTGCTGGCTTCCAGTTTGTCGCCGACTCGCAAAATGTCATTGAACAGCCTTGCCGCATACGCCCAGGCCACGCATGAAATTTATATACGCCTTCGCTTCGTCCGGCTGGTTCTTCAGCAGGAATTCCTTCATCGAACGACGGGCGGAAAACACGTTATATTCCGAAGGGTCGGCGCTGTCCCAGGACTTCAATACCTGAAGCACGTCCTTATTCAGTTGTTCCTTAAAGGCCGCTTGTATTTCGGTAATGTTGTTTTCCATTTTGGAAAGTTTCGTGCTGCTGACGGCCAGGGAACACCCGATATTCATTTCCGTGGGGTTGTTCAGTTTACGGCTGATCGATACGACACGGCTGTCCTGGTACCCGCAGTCGAAATATTCACTATACAGGCGGACACGGCGCCCCAGCGTCAGGTTGATTTCTTTTTCCAGGAAATAAATATAGTCGGTCGGCGCTTTATAGACGGCCGTATCGATGCTGTATGTTTTCAGGAATTCAGCAACGGCGTCGGCAAGTTCCTTTTCCGCAAGCCTGTAATATTCATCAGGCATACGCAAGTTATAAAGCACGTAGTCGTTACCGGTGTGCGGGATCAGCTTACCGCCCGGTAACTGCTGGTTCTCGTACGGGTACTGGTTGATGATTTCAAACTCTTTCGTGCCGGCGTGCCAGTTTACTTCAAAGTCCCGGCCGTTCAGTTCCCCGGACTGGAACTTCACCATCAGAACTTTGCCGGCTATCTGGTAATCGTCCGGATTGAAAGGCAGTTCCGGATCGGTAAAGAAATAAATTTCCCGTTCCTCGCCTTCAATGGTACGGGGTTCATGGCGAACAACACCAACCCGGCCGACACGGCGGGGATATATGTCGCTGAAGGCCGCCTCTTCGGAATACTCGACGATACCCAGGTCGGTGTTCTGTTCAACATACGGGGCGCCGCCGGGAAGGTGCAGACGGCTGCTGCCGTAAACCTTCGGGTCTATGTTCCTGGTACTGCCGATCGGATAAAGCCGGGTAAAGAACGGGGCGTTGTCGTTGCTGTCCTTGCTTACGTTCAGCAAGCCCATGCCGTAACCCAGTTCCAACAGGTCGCCATGTTCGCAGCGGCACAGGTTCAGGGTATAGCCTTCCACCCACCATTCCGTCTTTGCGGCTTCGGCAAGTTTTCCCAGACCGTCGAAGCATGAAACGCAGTCGTATTCTATGTTCACGTTTTCGCTGTCGACAACCTGGCCGATACGCCACACGTCGGAACCGGTGATACGGTTCATGTTATCCACGAATAACTGTAAATGTTGTGCCGGGCTGTCGTTCAGGGAAAAGGCGGTGGAGTTGTCACCGTCAACCATTTTCAGCACAAGGGCTTTTTTCAGCTTCGATTCAATACCGTAGAACTTCACGTCGTACTGGTATTCAATGGAGGACTTTTTAACCGGCCGGTAGTTCTTCAGCAGCCAGTAACGTTTCCCCTGGAAGTCCACGTAATCGTTCACCTTCAAACGGATATATTCGTAGTGCGTGAAGGAAAGCGTCAGGACGGTGTCCGACATCAGTTCTTCATTCGTTGCCGCACTATCGGCCGGTGACACGGCCGCCCGGATAGTTCCGTTTTGTTTATAGATGTTTATTTCCATTTGAACGATATTTGAATAGTGTTTGAATACTCTTTAAATAGTGGGAACGGGTTCCCGAAATTTCACTTTGATTTTCCCGGCTACCGTCGTACCTTCCAACGGCGTGAGCTGGTCGTAACCTGTACTTTCCTTGTAATACATGCGGTACGTTTTACCCAGTTCAGGAAGACGGACATTAAGCCAGCCCGATTTCAACAAGCCCAGGAAAGCCTGGTAATTATGTATAAAGCCGGCCTGACCGTTTCCGGTAATGGCGAACTGAAGGGTTACGTCCCTGGCTTCAAAGGCCGGGGTCAGTTTGTCCGGCAGCTTTTCCCCATCCTGTTCCCGGAATGAAACGGCCGTGTAGGCTTTCATTTTCGGGGGCGTAAGCAGGGCGGCGTAATTCGTGTTGTCACCGGCCTTGTCTTCAGCCAAAAAAGCGCCGCAAGTCTTATAGACGTCGTTGTCGTTGATATATAAAAGTCCTTCCAGTATATCCATATTATTGTGTTTTAAGACCGTCCCGGCGGATCGTTTCTATATCCTGGGCGATGTTCTTTAATTTCTCGTTACAACCGGCCGTATTTTCGGCTATTTCTCTCACGTAGTCCGTACATTGGTGCATTTCATCGCTTATGTACAGGACGTTTTCGTCGATGCTGGCTTCGTGTTGCTGGACGGAAGTGAACAGCCCTTTCAGTTCGGTACCGGTTTCCTGGTCCATTGTTTGAAAGGTGCCGGCCTTTCCGCTTTGCTGGCTTCCGTCCTCGTTCTTCCAGAGGTTAAAGCCACGCTTGGCCGCTTCGGATTGCCAATTTTCCATAAACTGTTGCGCCTGGTCCATGTCCTTGCCGACACCGGCATAAAAGTCGCCCATGATGTTCATGGCGTCCTTTGCGATCTGTTCTTCAGACTTCCCGCTTCCGTAGGCTTCTTCCAACTGTTTTTGCAGTTTGTCGAACTTGCCGGCAAAGAACAAACTGTATGCGATCTGACGGCCTAAGTTTTCAAGCACTTCAGCGCCTTTGTCGCCGAAGTCCGTCCAGGCGTCGCTACCGGTCTGAATGGCGTTTACAATGCTGTCCATCATCCCGTCGCCCAGGGAACCGAACGTGTCGGTCAGGTAATCCTGAAGGGCTTGCCGGGCTTCGTCGGCCTGTTCCTGCAAATCAATCAGGTTTTGCAGCAAAGCCTTGTTTTCGTCCGACATGGTTTGCGTGTTGACAATAGACTTCGCACGCTCCATGTTCAGACGGTTTTCCCCGTCGATCAGGTCGGGATATACTTGCAACACGCCCGTATAAATATCTTTTCCTTTGCCCCAGCCGAATAAACCGGTTTTCTTGTGACCGGTCTTAACGGTGACGTTATAAAGTCCCCGTATTCCCTGTTCATAGGCCGCTTTCTGCCTGTTGAATTCGTCCAGGCTGCCCTTCAGGTTGAAGGGGTTGAGTCTCTTTTCGGGGGCTTCACCTTTCAGTTCGTCCTTATATGCCTGGATGGCGTCCCGGTACACCTGTACAGCCCTGGCCGCTTTGGCGATGGACTGTTCGCCGAAGATGTTTTCGGCTTCCTTCATCAGCAAATTTTGCTGAAGCAGAAGAAGGTTATATTCCCGCTGCATTGCCAGTTTGTTGGCGGCAACTTCGGCCAGGGCTTCCTGGTGTCGTTTTTCAGCGGCGGCGCCCATGCTGAAGATAGCCGTCATTACCTGAATGGCGGCGCCGACAATAGCCAGGATCACGGACGCCTTTTCTACGGCCGATATACTTTCGGCGGCACCTACACCCAGCGCCTTGATACCGTCTATCATGGCGATTGCACCGCCGGCGATGTTACTTGCCGCCTGAAGGGCTTCCTTCGTGCTGTCGTCCAGGAAGTCCATACTGTTAATCATGCCGTCAATTTCAGCCTTGCAGCGTTTTATGGCGGTGGAATTCTTTTTCCACTTCTTGGCGTCGTCCGGCGCCTTCGTTTCGTTTTCGGCCTTTACGTACTTGATTTCATCCTTCAGGGCGGCCACTTTGGCACGGGCGACGGCTGTTTCTTGGGAGTCCTTGCCGCTGGTTTTCTCGCTTTCGGCAAGCGCCTTTTCCGCTTTATCCAGCGTGTCGTATAACTGGTTCAGGCTCATGCTGCTGATTTGCGACATAAGTGCCTGGAAGTAAACGTCCTTTTCAGCGTACACACGGTCAAGTTCGGCCAGGTTGTCGTTCTTTACCTGTTCGGCTTGTACCACCGCTTCGGCGATCTGACCGTCAACGTCGGCATTTTCCGACGTATTGTTTTTCAGATCGTAATATTTTTCTTGAAATTCGTGCAACAGTTCGCCGGCTGATCCGTCGGCGTCAACGCCTACACTGATAACGATACCCTTTGTATCAGCGGCCAGCAAATCTTCCGCACCGTTCAAAACGTTATCTACATAGTCCTGAAGTTCGCTTTCTGAAAGAACGGTTCCGTCCGGAAGAATAGGCGTAACCAGGATTTCCGTTTCTTTGCCGCTGGCGTCCTGGATACCGAACTGGCTGCTGAACACGGTTGCAATGCCTTCACCCGCATCCTTCCAGCCGGCGGCCGCCAGTTTGGCGGCGTCAATTTGAGGACGGGCAAGCAGGTCGACGTTACCATTGCCGAAAGCGGCGTTCATTTCGTCACCTATCTTTTTAAGACGGGCGGCGGACGTTTGCGCCTGAAGTTTGGCAATGTCGTCCTGGGCTTTCTTTTCAATGTCAAGGCGTTGCCGGGCGAAGTTCCGGTAAGGTTCCAGTAACTTCTTCAGGTTGTCCTGGCGTTCCTTTACTTCCTTTTTATCCAGTTCTTCCAGTTGCTTGTCATACAGTTGGGCGGCTTTCACCTTTTGAACGCCGGCCTGATAGGATATTTCCTGTTTTTGTTCCGGGGCAACCTTTACGCCGGCCTTCTTCAACTTTTCATACAGCGCCAGACGGTCTTTTTCCTCTTTTTCGATCCGTTGCTTTTCCTTCTCGAATTCCAGCTTCGCCTGGGCACGTTGTTTGTCGTAACCTTCTTGTCTTAAAGCCAGGTTTTGTTCTTCGATTTTTAAACGGGCTTTAGCTTCCAGTTCCGCCAGGTTGTTAGTCGGTTTTTCCTTCGGTGTCTTCGGATCAGGAACGTAGTCGCCCAGTTTTGCCTTTTTCTTTAAGGCCATCAGGTCATCCTGAAGTTTGGCCGCTTCGTCCAGGTAAGCCTGGCGTTCTTCTTCGGCGGCTTTGACGGCCGCTTCTTTTGCTTCCTTGTTGTGCTGGTTTATTAACTTTTGGGCGTCTATCTGACCGTGTGACTCGCCTTGTGCCGTATATAACAGCATTTTCTTAAACCAGCCCATAGAACCGTCCACGTCGTCTTCAGGCGTGGCTTTTACCTGGGCGACCTTTTCGTCAGCTTCGACGGCTTTGTTTACCAAACTTTGGGCTTTGGCCTGAAGGAACAGCATCTGAATATAGTCTTCCCCTTTTTCCTGAAGAACGTCGTACCATTCGGCAATGGTTTTGTAATAGCCGAAGGTTTCGCCGTACTTCCTGTTCAGTTCCTCGACCTTGCTTTTCTCCTGTTCCTTCGTCCCGGTGAAGTCCTTCAGGGAACGTTTGGTATTGTCTATTTCGACACGGGCTTTTATCATTTCAGCCCGGCCGTTCTTTTCTATGTCGACCATTTCGGCGGCCTTTTCGGCGGCTTTGGCCTGGGCGTCCGAATATTTATTCCAGGCAATGACAAGCCCGGTCACGACCAAAGAAAGCCCCAGGGTAAGGGTTGCCATCAGGGCGGTAGCGGCGGCGTTGGAAATTCCCAGGGCGGTAGCCAGCCGGACGTTGGCGCCGGTCAGCATATCTTTTGCACGGGCAACGGTTACAAGGCGGAAGGCGGAGTCTTTATTCAGGGCGTTCATTACTTGCTGCAAGCCCATCGTAATAGCCATTACAGACTGTACTTTCGTCTGTATCTTTATCAGGTCTTCGTTCTCTGAAGCGAAGACGCCTATCACACCGGTAGCGACGGTGAACCCGCCGGCTAGTCCGGACACGCCGGACATAACGCCCTGAAGCCCGGCGTCGTCATGTGCAAGGATGTTGGTTTGCGTACGAAGGTCGCCGATCGTGTCCGCAAGGTTGGCGGCCTCGGCGGAAAGTTTCTGGTATTCCGGGGAGGTGGCCTTTCCTTCCAGGCGCATTTTGGCAAGGGCGTCCTGCATCTCACGGAGCTGGGCGGAAAGGCGCTTGCCGGTGGAACGGGTCTGTTCGTACTCCTTTTCAACGCCGGCAAGGGCGGCCTTTTCTTCTTCCAGGACTTTCTTGCAGGCGATTATTTCGGCTTTCATTTCAGCCTGGGCGGCGCCCGGTGCAAGTTTGGCGTATTGTTTTTCAAGTTCCTTCAAGTCGTTTTCCACCTGTTTGATAACGGCCTTCTGTTCGGTGATCTTCGCCTTTACCTGGTCGGCCGACCGGGTGACCTTATCGCCCAAATCAGTAGCCGACCGGCCGGCTTTATCCAGGCCGTCGCTCAACTTGTCACGCATCAGAAATTCTATTTCAACAGGTTTCATATTACTTCTTTAACTTTGATTGGAAATACCCCAGGGCACCGCTGCCCCGGCCTTTTTTCTTTGGTTCTTTTTCTTTGCCGGTGACGTAGCGGACTGCGTCGGCCGACATCATGATCAATGTCTGATAGTTTACTTTCCACATGATATAGTGCAGGTTCCACCCGGTTGCGGTGGCGATCTGCCAAATCACGCCGAAGGGGCTATGGCTGCCGACTACCCGGCTGGTTAACTCCCCTTTTTTTCTTTTTGGCTCAGTCTTGGACGTAGCGGGTTCGCTATTTCGCTCGATCTGATAATATTCATAAAATCCTTTGTTCCCAGCAGGGTAATAAACTGAAGGTTGGCGCCCTGAATGAAAGCGTCCGGAACAAACCACCGGATAAACCAGGCCATAAAGGGCGAAAGAAACCAGCCTGAAAAAGCATCCCGGCAAATGGTTAAGGCTATCATTTTACTAACCCGTGCCCCATGTACTGCCAGGAAGGTCATTTCTTCGTGTTTATTAAAGGCTTTCATCTGTTCATAAGTAACGCCCAGCTTCAGGTAATGCCGGGCAATCCTTATTTGATTGCCCAGGCATGGCCGTTTCATTGTCAGGCGTAGCGTAAGGCGCTTACTGGTAAAGGGTACCCTGATCGCTTTAAACGGCAGGGAAACGCCTATGTCCAGCAGGGCTTCCGCCGCTTCCAGTTCTACGTTCATAGCCTACACTTTTAACCTTCAGCCCCGGCGTCGGCTGGCCGGTCTTCAATAGTGAAGGGGGCGCTGCCGTCGGCCGGTTCCGCAATACTGAGTTTACATTTGATTTTGGAAACGGAAGTCAGGTTCAGGTTACCGCCAATATAAGCGGACACCATACAGTTCGGGATCGTGATCCGCTGGCCGCTGTCCGTGTCGATAACGGCTTCGCCGGTCACTTGTACCAACTTTGAAGGTGCCGTCCAGCCGGTAGCTTTTTCGCCGGTCTTCTTCACGGTTCCGCCCATAGTGGCCGCCAGGTTTTCATAACTAAGTTGGATCAGGTCAAAGGCCGGTTTGATTGTGCCGTTTGATTTCGGGATAATTTTAACCGGGTAGCCTTTCTTTTGGGCTGCACGGATTTCGGTTACTTCGCCTTCCTGGCCGCCCCAGTCGAAAGAGTCTTCCTCAATGAAGCCCCAACTTTTACCGTTGAACTTGAATTCGTCCAGACCGTACATCAAGTCCTGTTCGTCTCTTACCATATCTTTCTCTTTTTAATGATTATTATTGTTATAGTTGAAATTATTCCGGCTAAAAAGCCGGTTAAACACCATTTGAATAGTGTTTGAACGCTGTTTTTCTTTATTTCAGTGACTTGTCTGTCGGTGTCGCTGCGGATACGGGTAAGTTCCTTTTCGTAACGTTCACATTGCACCTGAAGGCTGTCACAGGAAGCAGCTACATAAAGGGAGTCATTCCTGGCCGTTACTTTTACATTTGCCTGGCCGTTCTTATCGGTATAAGCGGCACCAGGTGGTAAATTATGGAGGTTCTCCACCGGGATCACCATTTCCACTTTTGATTCCGGTACCGACACAGTCGTCACTATCTGTATTTCTTTTATTACCACGCTGTCGCTTGTTACCTTTTGGCTTTCCGTTAATTTCCGGGTAGTTCCGCAACTCACGGCCAACAGGGCAAGCATTATCAAAATACCGACAGTTCGGAGCCTTTGAAACAGCCCGTTCCAAACGGACGACAATCGCATATAAATCTTTTTTTTCATTTGATATTGCTATTAATGTAACCTTCACGTCTTCATACATGACTTTATAAGTGTCATGTATTTCTTTAGTTTCCCGAAGGGTACGCAGTGTTTTACTCGTAAGCCAGACAAGAACGGTCGCCAGGCTACCCGATGGAATAAGCCACTGTAATAAGTTGGATATGGTTTCCGTCATTGCCTGGTTATTTTATTGATTAATACCTATCTGTTTAAGCCATTTCTTCACGTCAAAGCTGGGGCAAGCCTTCGCCGCCAGTTCATTGTGTCCGATGATTTTCACAGCCGGGAAACGGCGGTGGAAGTCCTTTACATAGGCTTCCATCGCTTTAAGCTGTTTGAGGGTGCGGGTGTCCCTGGGAGTCTTCCCGTCACGAGCTACGCCCCCGACGTACACAACGTGCCGGCTTGTACTGTTATAGCCTTTTGCCCCGTTGGTAATTTCCCAGGGATCGACGTTCGCATCCTCATTATTTTGTACCAGGCGTTCCACCTTTCCGTCCAGGTGAATCATATCAGTGTACCCGACCTGCTTCCAACCACGACCGCCACGGCTGACCGGATCGGTGTGCCACCGACGGATTTCCGCCGAAGTAACTGGGCGGCCTTCAGGTGTGGCCGTACAGTGTAGCACAAGAAATTTTAATTCTGCCATAGTCATCACGCATTTGGCTGGCTTACAGAAATACGAAGTTTGCGGGAGGTGTGTTCCTTCAGCGAAAGAACAATCGTATCGTTGATCTCCGCACCGGTGTTGGGTTCAGCGGAAACCAACAGGCCGTTTTCGCTTTCCGTTGCAGTGTAGCCTTCAGGGATGGACTCGACGAAATATTCTTCGGTAGTGTTGATAATGACTTCAACTTCTCCACCTTCAGCCGGGAATTCCAGTTCGGTCTTGTCGGCTGTAATACGGGGGGCGACTCTCTCCAAAACGACACATTCCTGACCGAAAGCGATATTCGTGTCGGCCTTCATCAATAATTTGAAGAAGTATTTTTCGCCGGCATTGGATAGTTTGTCAATTTGAATGACATCTTCGTCGTCCTGAAGGTTTACAGCCGCATAGAAGTTTCCATCCAACCCCGGAGAACAAAGGGTGGCGGTGATAAAACCGGCCGGCCATTGCGCCAGGTCTTCGATCTTGATACCTTTAAAGAAACGGGGGCTAATATCTGTATGGTTTACTCCTTTGGCTGTCTGTTTGGTAAGTTCCATATCGTAACGTTCGAATTCCTTCTTATTCATCAGAATACGAAGATTCGGGTTATCAAGCAATGTAACGGGAATTTGAGAGCGCAAAGCATATAATTTACCAATCATGGATACGGCAGAACTGCCGGCTTTAATCGTTTCGTTTTCTTCCTTGATACGGAATACGATACCATTGAATAGTTCTTTTTTACCGTTTCCAAATTTACCATTGATATAGTGCCAACCCAGTTCAAACTTAACCAGTTTGAGAAGTTCGGCCAGGAACTTGTTCTGTACTTCAGCGGGAAGTTCGGAAAATACCAAATTTCCTTTAGGCTGCCATTTGCGCCAAATGTGTTCTAACTTGCGGGGATTGAATGTCGTGAACGCCATAAAGTCGACCGGTTCCAAAACTTTTTCTGAGTAGTCGAAGTTGCCTTGGCTATCTTCGTCCGTTGGCATTTCCTTACGCTTTTGCAATATATCATCGGACATAGTCAGGCGGGGGACACTGATTTTTTTGCTGACATTGGGTTCTACATGGATCAGGCCACGTTCTACGAGTTCGTTACCGGTAGCTGCAAGCGTTAAAATCTCTTCCAGGACTTCACCGCTGTAATTGGTGTTTTTGATTTCGATTGCCATAAATTACTATTTTTTTAAATTCTGTTCGATTTCTTCCATACGCTTTTCCCAGGCGCCTTTTCCTTCACCGGACGGTCTGTGAAGGTTATTCATTACCCGGCGTTTGGCCGGCAACGCTTTCAGGGCGGCTTCGCCGTTTTCACGGTCAGCCTTCAGGATCGCCTTATAGGTAACTTTTTGCGGCTCCGTGATACGGCCTTCTTCAAAGGCCGTTTGTATCAGCCCGTCGATAGCGGCTTCTTCATCGGCGGCGGCCTTGTCTTCAAAGACTTTCAGCTTTCCTTTTAGGCTTGTTACTTCGGCCGTAAGACCGGTTACTTTGCCGGCTTCGGTTTCCAGGTGGGTAATCTGTCGAAGCACGTCGTCATCCGTCGTACAATTTTGGAACGCCGGACGTTTTCTTAATTCGTCAAAATTCATTTGATTGTCATTTTGTGGCTGTTTAAGCCGGTTGTTGAAAATAGTATATACCTGATCCGGCGTTGAGTCTGCCGGGACGGTTTCTTCAGTGTCGTAAATGCCGTCGATAAGTCCGGCCGCCATCGCTTGTTCTGCCGTCAGCCAATGATCGGCGCCGTCGAAATATTCGGCTTTGATTTCGTCGACGGTCTTCTTACAACGGGTGGCAAGCATTTCAGCCAGGGTGTTTTCCAGGCTGTCAATTTGTTCTATCACTTCGGCCAGTTCTTTCTTATTTCCGTAGGCACCGCCTTGAATACTGTGAAGCATTAAGCGGGAATAACGGCTCATATAAAGAGGTTTTCCGCATAAGGCAATGCCCGAAGCGATACTGGCCGCAATGCCGTCGATGTAAATAGTAATATCCGCCTTCGTGTTCTTAAAGGCGTTAAAAATGGCAATACCGCTATACACGTCGCCCCCGTTGCTGTTTATCCGGACATCAATCTTTTTGTACTGGGCTTCCATTTCCAGCAGTTCCCGGACTACGTCCCCGGAACGTACCTTATCGTAGTCGCCAATGTCACCATAAAGCAAAATACAGGCGACGTCTTCGCCAGGTATCATATTAAAAAATTTCTTCATCTGCAAAACGTTTTTTAGGTTCATCTTTGGCGAATTTCCCGCCCGTTGACTTCGCAAAATTGAGTCAACTTTTACCGTTTTGCAAATCGCATGCGCATGATAAAACTTTATAAGCGAATGATATAACTATAAAGTTGCATGATGCGCCTCCGGTTTTTTTTTAAGTCTTTTATAGTACAATTTTGCACGTATAAAAAGAGGCAATATGGCAGAATTAACAAGTAAACAGAAAAAGGAATGGGCGGCTATGCTCTACCTGAAGGAAAACCTGACACAGCAGGAAATTGCTGAAAAGGTAGGTGTCAGCCGGGTAACCGTGAACAAATGGATAAAGACCGAAATGTGGGAACAAAGGAAGGCCGGGCTTACCCTGACAAGGGAAGAACAGATCAGCCTTTTATACCAGCAAGTAGCGGAAATAAACCGGAATATCAAAGAACGGGAAGAAGGTAAAAGGTTTGCCACTTCCAAGGAAGCGGACGTGCTTATCAAACTGTCTTCAGCCATTAAGAAGATGGAAACAGAGTCCGGAATAGCGGATATTATCGGCGTAGGTATACGCTTCATTGAATTCTTACGACCGGTGAACCTGGAACTGGCGAAGGACGTCACCCGCATGTTTGACCTGTTTGTCAAATCAAGCATAAAGCAGTAGGCCATGAAACAGGAAGAAAAAAACGCCATAAAAAACTGGGAAGAATACAAACAGGGAATATTCAACGCTACCGAAGTCGATCCTACCATGTCGCCGGCCGATATAGAAAAACACCGGCTTTACCTGGAAGCGCACCCGGTTGAATGGATAAAGTTCTTCTTTCCAAAATATGCGAAGTATGAATTCGCCCCTTTCCACGTGAAAGCCATTAACCGGATCATCGGGAACCCGGAATGGTACGAGGTGTTAAGTTGGAGCCGGGAACTGGCGAAAAGTACCGTCTGTATGTTCATTGTCATGTACCTTGTACTTACTAAGAAGAAAAGGAACGTCGTACTGACAAGTAATAGCGTGGACAATGCCGAACGTTTGCTGGCGCCTTATAAAGCCAACCTGGAAGCCAACCAAAGAATAAAGGCATACTACGGGGAACAGGAAAACCTGGGAGCCTGGACGGCCAGGGAATTCATAACGAAGGGCGGGGCGGCATTCAGGGCGTTAGGAGCCGGTATGTCGCCACGTGGTAGCCGTAACGAAGAAATCCGTCCGGACGTGGAAATAATGGACGACTTCGACACCGACGAAGCATGTAATAACCCCGACACCATAGACAAGAACTGGAAATGGTTTGAAAATGCGCTTTATCCTACACGTTCCATCAGCGAACCCACGCTTATACTTTGGTGCGGTAATATCATCGCAAAGGACTGTTGTATCACTCGTGCCGGCAAAATGGCCGACCATTGGGACATCATCAATATCAGGGACGACAAAGGGAAGTCAACTTGGCCGCAAAAGAACACGGAAGAAATGATCGACCGTATCCTGTCAAAAATAAGCCGTAAAGCCCAGCAGGGCGAATATTATAATAACCCAATATCAGAAGGTACGGTATTCCTTAACCGAAGGTTCGACAAAATACCCAGCCTGAAAAAGTTCAAATTTTTGGTTACGTATGGTGACCCGACACAATCGGAGCTGAAGGGGAAAGCCAAAAATAAAAAGGGTTCCCGGAAGGCCGTATGGCTTTGCGGTATGATCGGCGATGTCCTATATGTTATCAAAGGGTTCATATTTAAAGGTTCAAACGCCGACTTTATAAACTTTTACTTTGTACTCCATAAGTGGGTGGCCGGCCGGGTTCCGGTGTACCATTACATAGAAAACAACAGTATGCAGGACCCGTTTTTCCAACAGGTCTTTAAACCGCACGTGGCCGCACAACGGAAAAAGACGGGCATAAACCTGACGATCACCCCGGACGAGGAACGGAAGACTGACAAGGCCGTCCGCATTGAAGCCAACCTGGAACCGCTCGACAGGGAAAGCCGGCTTATTATGAACATCGACGAGAAGGACGAACCGAATATGGACGAACTGAATAATGAATTCCAGTTCTTCACCCTTGCACTGGATTATCCGGCCGACGGCGTGGACTGTGTGGAAGGTGCAAAACGTATCATTGAAAACAAATTGCGGGAACTTACACCCTCAACGGTCATACCGGCAAAAGCCATGCGCAAGTATAACCGGCATAGAAGATAAATTTCACTCTAATATAAAATGAATATGGGAACATTTCTTTCAAAAGAAGACTTCGACGCAACCGTACACCGGGACATACTGGAAGCCGTCACACGCCGGGACGAGGCGGTCGTCGAAATTTGCACGGAAAGGGCTATCGCTGAAATGCGCTGTTATCTTTCCGGGCGCTATAATTGTGACGCCGTGTTTTCCGCCACCGGTACCGGACGGAACCAGCTTGTACTAATGATGCTTACCGACATGGCGGTTTATCACCTGTTTTGCATCCATAACCCGGCAAAGTTATCCCAAATGCGGAAAGACCGCTACGAACGGGCGGTCGAGTGGCTGAAGGCTGTACGCCGGGGCGACATATCCGTTGATGGACTGCCACCGGCGGAAAAAACGCCGGATCAGGCAAAAGCCAGTTCACCGTACCAAATGCGAAGCAATCCTAAACGTATCAATCATTTATAATTATGGCAAACAAGAAAAAGAAGAAATATAATAAGGTCGCCGTCCAGGGAAATATCGGAAGACAGCCGGACACGGCCGGAACAAAAACGATTATAGTCACCCAGCCCCACCGGGGAAACATAGATATAGGCGATTATTTAAAAGCCGTCAAAGCGGCGGAAAACGTGGACTTTCCTTCCTGGGCGAAGTTATACGATATTTACGACGACATTCTGACAGACGGCCATTTGTCGGCTGTGATACAGAAAAGAAAGTCGTCCATACTGAACACGCAGATAGAGTTCAAGCGTAACGGAAAGGTTGACGAGGCAATCGGGGAACAGCTACGTTCGCCCTGGTTTCAGAATTTTCTTTCCGACCTGGCCGATACGATCCAATGGGGGACATCCACTTTTCAGTTCTTCAGAGCCGGCAAATGGATAGGTTACGACCTTATTCCCCGTAAACACGTCAACCCTGTAAAACGTATTATATTGAAGCGGCAGACGGATATAACAGGAGATAGTTTCGACGAATATGCCGACCTGGTTACCATCGGCAACCCCCGTAGTCTGGGCATATTGGCAAAGGCCGCCCTGTATGTTATCTACAAACGTAACGCAACGGCCGACTGGGCGCAATTCATTGAACTATACGGGCACCCGTTGAAAGAAGGCATTTACGACGGCTGGGACGAAGAAGCACGCACGAAAATGACCGATGACCTGTATAACATGGGCGGTTCGGCCGTGATACTTCACCCGAAAGGTACGGAGATAAAGATACATGACGCCGGCAGTAAGTCCGCCAGCAGCGACCTTTATAAGTCCTTTGTACAATACTGTAACGACGAACTTAGTAAACTGGAACTGGGTAACACCCTGACCACTGAAGCCGGCGACACGGGAACCCAGGCCTTAGGTACCGTTCACCAAAAAGTAGAGGATAAAATCGAAAAGGCAGACCGGCAGATGATCCTGAATGTACTGAACTACGAACTGACGGACGTATTTACCAACCTGGGCATGAATACAGCCGGCGGCGAATTCTCATTTGTAGTACCACAGGACAAGGACTTGTCCGCACGTATCATTATAGACATGCAGCTGAAGAATAGCGGCCTGCCTATGTCTGACGACTATTTTTATGAAACTTACGGCATAGAAAAGCCGAAGAATTACGAGGAACTGAAGAAAGCGAAGACCGCTTTAACGCCTGATCCTGTCAAACCTGAAGAAAAGAAAGAACCTGAAGACGGTACGGAAGAAGACAAGGAAACGGGTAAAGACGACAGCCCGGAAGAAATGGTCGACAAGAAAAAGGATAAGTTTTGGAAAAACTTCTTTTCCGGTCTTTCCGGTTTTTTTCCGGATGCCCCCGGCAAAGGCAAGGGGGCGGGTTTAGAGTTTTAATGAACAATCTGTATCGGGGAGCCTATGAAGCCAAACCGGTAGAAAGCAGCTTCACCTTTGACGATGCCGCACTGAAGAAAGCTCTGAAGCGGATTTATGAAAAGGACGTCGATGTAATGAATGACATCGAAGAAAACCTGTTTAATGCGGTGTTTGAAACCATGTCCGGCGCCGTTGAAGAAGGTTTCGGGGTTCCTGAAGCTGGCGATCCGGACGAAGCCTTTTATAAGGCGCTGAAGGAAGATACAGCGGTATTTGCAGCCTTTAAAACCCACCGCTGGCAGAATGATATTGCCGGTCAGTTACTCGACGAAAAAGGGCGTCTGAAGCCTTACGAACAGTACCGGCGTGACGTTGACGACCTGATAAACCCGCAACACAAGGAACAATGGCTGAGGACTGAATACGATATGGCTATTACCAGGGCAAGGATAGCCGCCGACTGGCAACAGTTTGAACGGGAAAAAGATATTCTTCCGAACCTGGAGTGGGTGGAAAGTACCAGCGTCACGCCCGGACAGGATCACATGATTTTTTGGGGGGTGATTGCGGCCATAGACGACACCTTTTGGAATGAACACCGCCCCGGTGACCGGTGGGGCTGTAAGTGCGGGCTACGTTCTACGGACGAACCCTGTACAGAAAAACCGGACGTTCCGACCATAACAAAAGCGGATGATCCGGCGCCGGGACTGAAGGGGAACCCAGGCGTAACCGGGGAACTATTCAGCAGGGATCACCCATACATGACGGACGCATATAAAGGCGCTGAAAAAGCTGTAAATACATTGCTGACGGCGTTAAAGAAAGAACAGGAAATCAACATTAAAAAACAAAAAGGAAATGGAACTGGAAACTCTAAGAAAAGCAAATAGTATCAGGGAAGATATAGCCTGTACCCTGGTAACACTGGAAAAGATAGACAAGGCCATCGAACAAACCGGCGGCACGTGTCCGGTATTTACAGAACTACGGGCGGGTTGCTGGAATGAAAAAATAAGCGTTGGTAGCTTACTTTCAGGGAATGAAATACTGTCCGTTTACCGGGAACGGCTGGCTGCAAAAATCGAATGCCTGGAAGCGGAATTTGCCGCTCTTTAAATATCATTCAAACACTATTCAAATATCGTTCAAATGGATATTAAAGAGTTTATCAGGCAGATACAGGCAAAGAAGCGGGAACTGTCCGACCTCATGCGCCGGAAAATGCCGGTTCACGCCGGCCGGTTGGCAAAGAACCATTACCAGGATAATTTCAGGAAAGGGGGCTTTGTCAATGGGGGGCTGCACAAGTGGCCGAAGTCCCGTCGGCTTTCGTCCGGAGGAAAAGACGCCGCCAGTAATTACGGTACCTTGCTAAGTAGCCGGAATATGCTTTTCGGCGCTATAAAGTACGTTCCTGGCGATAGCAAGGTAAAAGTAAGTAATGACCTGGTGTACGCCCCGGCTCATAACTGGGGCGATACCCTTCACCCGACTGTTACGCCCAAAATGCGGCGTTTTGCCTGGGCGAAGTATTACCAGGCCGGAGGTGGACAGAAAAAGGGCACAGAGGGCAAGGAAAAGGCCAAAAACGACGAACCGGCGGAAGCGTTGAACTGGAAAAAGTTAGCGCTGACGAAAAAAGAAAAGTTAGACGTTAAAATTCCCCAGCGCCAGTTCTTAGGCGAAAGCACGGAACTGACCGAAAAGATTGCCGATAAGACAGAAACAGAAATTCGTAAAATCCTAAATTCATAATGATATGGAAGATATATTTTTAGCTATTCAGGAGCGTATCGCTTTGAAAATGCCGGAACTTTCCCTGGTGGATGAAGACTACGGCCAGTTAGTTACAGAAGAAGACACCTATCCGGTGACTTTTCCTTGTGTTCTTATCTCAACCATAGACGTCGACTGGACGGATATAGGCATAGGAGTACAAAAAGGGGATTGTAACATAACCGTCAAACTGGCGATCGATTGCTACGACGACACGCATTACGCATCAGGAACGGCGGACAAGATCAGGGAACGGTTGCAAATGAACAACAGCCTTTATAAGCTGCTTCAAGGCTTCCGTAACACTAAGGAAATGGGATCACTTAAAAGGGTGAAAAGTACCGATTATTCCATACCTGGGGGAAAGAAAGTATATGAAACGACTTTCCGCTTTGCCTACCATGATAACAGTGCGGCTATTCGCCAGTGAAAAGGGACAACTGGGCGGGGGTGATCCGGGGCTTTTTGACTTTTGGAACCGGCTGTACTACGATGTCCGTCAGCTTCCGGCAGTTCTTCCGGATGATGGCCATTATACGTTCTTCAGATATAAAGAATTCGTCCCTGGAAAGAATCTTCAGGGCGTCGTCAAAGCGTAAACGCTGTATTTCCGTCCAATAATAGTAACGGCGCAGCAGTTTTTCGTCTCTAAGGGTGATTAATTCTTTACTTCTTCCTTTTGGCATGGGACTGATTTTCTATACAAAAGTAGTATTTTAACACTGAATAAAGCAAGAAAAAGGCCTGTAAAATTCAAATTTACAGGCCTTTATTAACCCCGTTAAGCTGGTAGACGGTTATTTTATCGTGACGGCGTCGGAACGGTCGTCCTTCCCGGGTACGAACGGCATCACCTTCGTGACAACCCGGCTGCTTACCTTCACCTTTCCGCTGCCTTTACAGAAACGGCATTCTTGGGAAGGACAGATCCGGTCAGTACCGCCGGACACGACCCCCAGCCCCGAACAGTTCCGGCAAATGGCAAGGTGCGGCGCAATGTCCCGGATCACAGTCCGGACTTCAAGACTTGTCATTTCAGCCAGTTTATCCATATACCGCCGTTTTAACCGGCTGTATGCGGTATATTTATAACTTTTGACAAAGTTCCGTTCCTGGGTTGTCCCTTTGTTCTCCACCTGGTCCGCAACCCCCAGTAAAACTTCCTGTCCCCACCGTAACGAGCTGTCAAGCTGTTCCGGCGTCTGGCAGGAGTCCAGCACCCGCAAAATGGGTGCCAGCTTTTCATTGAACTGTTTTTCGATCCGTTCCATCACTTCATGGCCGCCAGTGACAGCGGTAATTTTATTTCGTTACAGTTTTCATCCTTCAGGGTAACTTCTATAAACTGGCAGGAAGGTTCCGGACGATACGCCGCCCTGATGATGGCGATGCCGTCCAGGAACATTTCATCCTGTTTCTTTTGTGCCAGCTTTTCCAGTTCCAGCACTTTGCTGGCCTTCAGGTTCCCTTTGCGGTCTTTCGCCAACAGCCCCATGACAGTTTCCACAAGGGCGGCGGTATCGTCGTCCTTTGCCAGTGATGCCAGGTAATCCTTCACTTTGGCGATACCGGCGTTTACGGTGTCGTCCCAGCCTTCGTTTACACGATTGCCCAGGGTGATGGACATAAGGCCGTCCTGGGTTGTAAACGTATTGCTTCGGCGGTCTACTTTCGTCTTGAACAGTTCGTCTTTCATGTTGATAAGCAGGTCGGCGTCCCGGAAGACTTCCTGTTTGACCTGCATCATCTGACTGCTGAGGTTCTGTAACTTTTTGATGTTGCTGGTTACAAACTTGTCGGTAAGCGTCTTGTACGTTTCCCGGTCTTCCTGTTGCTTCTGTTTTTTTGCCTTGTCTTCAGCTTCAAGTTTGGCACGAAGTTCGGCCTTTTCTTTTTCCGTCAGTTTTTCGTAATCCATAATCGTTGTTTTTTAAAAGTTTATTAATCTTGTATCACCGTATCCTGTGTCAAAAGCCGGGTTAATTCCCGGTCACGGGCAGCCTTTGTCGGGAAAGGCTTACCCAGGGTTCGCCACTCTGACGATTTACCGTCTTTGATTTTTATTCGTGGGCTGGGCTGATCGTCCGGACGGACAAGTATAAAGCCTGCCTTAAACAGTTTTTTCTGATCTCTTAAATTCATATTTATTTTGTTTTGAGCCTAATTAGGCTACATCGTTAATACTAATTTCTCCTTTCAAAACTCGCTCTACCTGCCTATCAAGTATTTCCTGAAACTCTATCTGGCAGATAAGAGAGCAATCCGGTATAATCTCTTCCACGAGATCGCCCCGCCATGTCGGTAGTTCATCCAAGAAGATACGCCCGTCTTTGTCCTTTAGGCACGTAGCACCAACATCACGCTCAATCTGTGCCATTTGATTGAAGACTTCCGGGAAGTCCTTGCGTATCTTATTCCAGTAGCCCATACCACCCTTTACACATCCGATGCAGTTATTATTATTGTAGCCCATCTTGTACATGGCAGGGATTTCAATACCAGCTTTCCAAAGCATCCCCATTGCATCCGGTTTTGTAATTTGACGTTCAATGAGCGGGAACAAAGATTTTGTGTCTGGGTATTGTTGTTTCAGTCGAATAGCCCGGTTTATCTCTTTCGGGTCATAATCGAATCCCCAAACTTGCCCATCCCAACTTCCCAACTCCTTTTCTAACTTATACCGGACCTGCTTCTTTAGCTCAAATGTACAGGCTGCACCAGTCGGACCATTGATGTATCGTTTCTTAGTTAATACATCTTCTACATTGGCATACTTATCACTACGGATGATATAGATAGGCTGCCGGTACCACTTTTCACAATCTGCAAGGAATCGGACATTATCAGGATGCCCGGAGCCTGTTTCGATATAATAGAGATGCACATCTTCGTACAGGCTCAACGCTATCTTACAAGCGACTGCGGATGTTACACCGCAAGAAAACCATGCTATTATCATTTGATTCCTTTCTGATTAGTTATGATTTTATTTCTTTTTCCATTAATCGTAAAATCCTTTTAAACTCCTTACGGCTCATATTGGTAGGCACAAAAGACTCTTTTACCTGCTCAAATGGACGAAGAGAATATTTTAATGTTGCTTGGGCTTCTTCTCTTGCTTTTTGGGCACACATTTCAATATATTCTTCATCTGTCATATTATAATCGGTAACAGTATCTATCACCGTTGAAAATCGGCATAAAAGCCCGTTTTTTTGTCTTGCTATAAAACCCATATCCAAATTTTAATTATTAAATTGTTTGATGGTTTCAATTATCATAGAATCGGCCACAAACGTATGTTCCCGAAGGTTGTCTATACGCTTGCTTTGCAGGGAGTCCATGAACTGAAGAAATTCCACGTCGGACTGTAACATAGCTATCTTTGTTTCCTGTTTGATATAACCCAGGAACAGGCACACACATACGACCATACAGGCCGTCACTTTTAAAACTGTTTTCATGACTTTTTTAATTTAAACATGTATAAATCACACCCGTTGTTGTCCAGGATATAATAATCGGGCTTTATTAAAGCATCCCATACTTCAGGCGCCAGTAAACGTTCGTCACCAAAAGAAGGGCTTTTATACCGGTTGGTAGGGACACAATGGGCTTGAAACAGTACGTTATCATTGTCGTAGGTTGAAATGATTTTCATTATATCATCATCGGCAAAATGTTCCAAAACGCCGTGCGTCACCACGATACTGGGCGATTCAAAGAATTTAGGCTCGCAAATATTTTCTCTGCAATAGAAAAAGGGAACCCTGCCCAGATAGCCACCGGAATAAATCGGGCACGTGTTTTCATGGCATAACCCCAACATGACAGGGCTTATATCAGAAAAAATAACTTTTGACACTTCTTTTGTTTCTGAAACACTGGTCAGCCCCATAGAACCGAGCAGTTTTTCTTCCATGCTGGATATGGATAAACTGACGGTTCCTATTCCACAACCTTCCTCTTTCAATATGACAGGTGTCCCCAATTCTTGCGCCAACCGTTTTATATTGAATATTATTTCCTTTAGAAATAGCCCGTATTTTAGCCGGAATGCGTCCCTGTATTCATTGTTCCGGACACGGCTTTTATAATATTCGTCCCAAGTTGTATAAATCATCGCTTTGCTCATTTTTGTTCAGTTTAGTGAATGAATAGATAAATTCAGTAACATAGCCAGCGCATCCTGGTCGGACAGGGAAACCGGTGTCGGTTGTTGTTTCTTGACCGGTGCCGGTTTTTCTTTTGCCTTCCGGGCAATGGCCTTCAGCTTTGGAACCAGGGCTTCCAGTTCCGGGATCGTGAGTTTACGGAATACCTTCCCGGCGATACGTGAGTCCAAACAGTAAGCGTCCACCCGATCCCAGTCTGTCGTATCAATCCCTATGACCTGAAGCCAATGCAAAACTTTCGACCGGTAGCTTTTGATACGGGCTTTAAATTCAGCGGCACCGACATTGCCGTCCAGGGTTTCCTGTAATGAGGCGCACATGGCGTCGTATTCGCTCTGTTTTATGTCCTTTAATGAAGAAGTACGGTTTCCCGTATAGGTCAGTACAAGCTGTTCTTTTAGACCGTCATGGTTGCCTGGCATACGCTTTAAAAGCGCATAGAACCGGGCGAAATTGGTTACTTTTCCCATATTTTTACTTATTAGATTTTTGTTCTTTACTATCCGGCGCCCAGTGGATCGTAACTTCAGCCTTCAGGCGTCCGGTTCCGCCACACACCGGGCACGGGTTATCTTCGTATTCGTCATGTCCGACCTGTGTCGGTGTGAAATAGCCCCGACCGTTGCAGTAGCTACAATCATGCCCGGTGCTGGTGTATCTTTCGTCGTGAATGCGGCCGAAGAAGTTACCGGGTTCAATAGTCAGTATTTCACTTTTCTTACTCATGGCTTAATCCAGTTCAGGGCTTTCACAGTCTCGCAGTTCGCTTAAATCGTGCATCCGGACGAATAACGGATCGCAGTCGTTTGCTTCGTAAACTTCGTCGAATGCTTCCTGGCAGATAACCCTTTGTTCCCGTGCCTTTGCGTCGGCGTAGTCTTTCATGGCTTCCGTGATCCGCTTCAACGTGATAGGATCGAACTTCTTTCCCAGTTCTTCATTCTTTTTAAGGCTGAACGCCTTCCGTAGTGCTGATAATGCTTCCATAATTCGATATTATTTAATTGTTAAATTTTCCGTTCTCCAAGATATTCCCGGGCGCCTTCTTCCCAAATGGTGTATTTTTTTGTTGATCCGAAAAAACGGCCTTTACTGAATGCCTGGTACCCTTCAACCCATATCTTCAGGCTGGCGTCATACATGACACTTTTAGCGCTACGCCCTGAAGGGTTCTTTCCGTCGGCATGGGAAATAAAAATCAGTAACTTATTCGGGTGCCGTTCCTTAAACTTCAAATATGCTTTATAAGTCATTTGCGTATATTGGAAACTGTCAATAATGACAAAGTCCGCACTTTTACGCTGTTCCAGTCTTTCGCTAAGTTCGTCCATAGACTCGCCCCGGATTACTTTTAGCCGTCTGTTGGCTTCGATCATGCTTTCCCGGCGAAGGGTATTCTGCAAAGTCAGGCTGGTGCCTTCTTCCAGGCTGACATAAAGGACTTTCCCAAACTTGCAGAGTTCACGGCACAGCTGCATGACAAACGTACTTTTACCGTTACCGGAATTTCCCCAAATGAACCATACGCCGTAAAACTCTGTGTGCCCGAAAGCGTCGAACCATTTACCGGTCAGTTTCAGGAGTTTCTTTTTCATCTTCAGTATCTCCGACACTGACAGCGCCCGTTGGAGTTTCTTTTTCTTTGTTTCCTGGGCTGTTTCCGCTTGTTTCATTACTTTGTATATTATCCGTTCAAAGACCGATTAAACGGCCTTAAAACGGTGTTTTAGCACTATGCCGCCCGGCGTTTCTTTTCAATCTTTATTTTTTTAGTCACACGGCGCATGTCATTTTCATAGCTGGCGGCGTCCTGAATGATATTTTCCAGCGCCTTGTCTTCTTGGATGCCGTTCGCTACACATACCGCATACACATCGTTTGCCGTGTTCTTTGATATTTTGTAGAACTTGCGGCCTATGCGGCTGTTTATTTCCTGATAGCCTTTTTTATTATGCTTCAGGCCGCTTTCCATGCGCTTTTCAATGTAGGAAGTAGAAAGAAAGATAATACCCGCCTTATCCTTTAGCTGGTTGTATATGGTAATGAAGTAGTGAAAAACAAGGTCGTTCAGTTTGTCGCCTTCGTCAAAAATCAACAAAGGGCTGTCCATCTGAATAATACGGGCGATAATAGCCGACAGAATTTCCCGGATATTGTGGCCGTTAGCGTTTACACCGATAACAGCTGCCAGTTCACGGACGAAGTCGCCCTTCTTCATGTCTTCACTACAAAGGAGCGTATATACTTCTTTGTGGCTGCTTTGGTAAACGCTGGCGGCAGTCGTCTTACCGCATCCGGACTCACCGACTACCCAGGTGACGTCCTGCCATTCCTGGGCGTCCTGCATGGCGGCAGTTATTTCATGTAAAGCGGTCGTTTCTACTATCTGCAATCCGGCGGCCTGGTGCGGTGTGCTTACCTGGGAATAGATGTTCCGAAACATTTCGTCTGAAATATTTTCATACTTCCCGTTCAGTATGGAAGAAATGGTTCCGGCGCTTACACCGTGAAGACTGGCGGCTGCCTTATTCTGTGAAGGGTACCGGTTACAGTATGTTTTCAGCATGTCCCGGACTTCGTTCTTTTCGTTAATTGATAATGTTGCCATAGTCGTAAGTATTTAATTTATTAATATTTATCAAGTAAAGCGACGTCGTTAAAAGTGATATTACTAAGCTGTTTTCCAAGCAGGCCGACGTCTATTACTTCTACCTGTTTGGCTGGTTTGGACTGTTTTACGGCTGTCTCCATCATGGCTTCAGCGGTAACCAGGTTTAAGCCTTTTATTTTCGGACGGTTCAGGCCGAACTGTTCAGGCGCCACGCCGTGAAGCATTTCCAGTTCTACCGCTTCCAGTTGCTGGCTGACACGTTCCTGCTTGTTCCGGTAATCCATTTTCCGGATAAAGTCCATTTCGCCGGGCTTTTGTTCCTGTATGGCACGATGCACCTTTATGTAAGGTTCGGCGGTGGCTATATACCGCATTCCGTTAATCTCTTTTGTATAAAGCCGTACCTGTGTCATATCCAGCGGATCGTACATGACATAAAATTGTCTGAAAGTGTGCTTTTTGCGGAATTCCAGGTCGGGCATTTTTTCAGCGTCCAGGACTTCATAAGTATATTTTTTCTTATCGACTTCGATAGTGATCCCGGAAGCGGTGAAGGTTGCCGGTTTCTGTGTAGTAAGCCAAAACATCTCTATCATATCCAGCTGATCCACTTCGGTTGTTTCAGGGTTTACTGAAGTTTGGTACATTTCAAAGCGTGAAACGCCAGTGGCCGGATGCTTTGCGTTATTCCAGGCTTCCCTGGCCTTTGCATAAGCGATTTTCAGTTCTTCCAGAGTGTAAAGATTTTCTTTGTTCGCTTCGATGAATTCCAGGTTCGGGCGGCTGTTTTCCCGTTTGGTGGTAATATTTTGACCTGTAAAACGCCAGTCCTGGTGTAAAATTTCAGCCTGGAAGCGGCCGAAAGCGCTTTCTATGGTTTTACTTTGTCCGGAATAGGGCGCCGTAAAACGGAATACGTGGCATATACGTTCAAAGAATTTTGTAGCTTCCAGTTTTTTGTGACCGCCCTGGTTATCTGTTACAATCTCAAAGGGACGGTGGCCGGCCGTCTGTACAGCCATACGGAAAGAATTATATTGCGCTTCGTAGTTCTCGTTGTCAGAAATATGATAGCCCAGCATCGTTTCGCTGAAAGCGTCCATTACTTCATAAACCTGTGTCGTGCGTACTTGCAGTTTTCCCTTCTCGTCATAGGCCTTGTAATACAGGTTTAACTTTGTACCGTCGGCATACCACAGGGCGTCACGCATGGAAGGGAGTTCTGTTTTATGCTTCCGGGTGTACTTTTGATGTGCGGCCAGTTCGCCATGAACGGCGTCATACCAGCGACGCTTCACTTCCGGACGTTTCAGGTAAGTAACCAGCGACTTAACGCTTTTAAGGGGCTTCCAGCCTTTTTTCAGCGCTATTTCGTTGTACTTGTCGAATATTTGTGCGTTAGTATAAACAGGCACCTTGCTACGCTTCAAAGCGATAATCTGGTTACCGGCTTCCTCTGTGATCTTCAATGTATTTTCGTTTCCGTCCTTACCGGAAATCAAGGCGGCATAGCCGTCACGCTTGTAGGCGTTTAGCTTGTCACGAAAGCCCCGGAGTTTATCCGGTAGGGTGTGGCCGTAGTCCTTACGGTAAGACTCCGACAAGGTTAGTGCTTTATGCCATAAATCCTTCGGAATACCGCCACCCAGCGCTTTCACCTTTGCCAAACGTTCATTTAACGCAGTAAGAACAAGCCCCAGGACTGAAGCGTTAATGGTGTATTCATAGACTTTTGTGTCGACCAGTGTCTTACCGTTCGGTAGTATATAAGTCATGTAAAAATCACGGGCGGCCTTATCTGTTTTTAAGGCTTTCTTTTCCATTTCTTGCTGTTCTAAAATCGTTTTAGGATTTCCGTGAATAGCTTCAAATCGGACACGGAAACGTTCAGGAAGCGAGGAATACACTACACGGACGTAACCACCCAGGCCACCACCACGATGGGCAAGTTCTATGCGGTTACGTGTCACCATCTTATTGTAATTTGCGAAGGACATGACTCGCTGACCGTCGTATTTTTCGGTCAGTTCGTCGATTGTTACGCATATCATGTCATCAAAGTATTCCATCACGATAAATTTACTTTGTTACTGTACCGTAGATAATTCGTCTGCCAAATTTTGGGCGGTTGCCTGGATATTTCCCAGTTCAACAAAGCCGGGGTTCTGATAGACCGTTTTTAAATCACTGCCTACATACAGGCTTATTTCCCCATTATCCATATTACCTAAAAGTCTGACTTGATTGCCAAAGGTTTGGATCATAATTTTTTCCGCTGTGTTGAATATCGTATCACATTGCGGAACATAATTGCGTGCCCTTTTAGGATCAGGGTACAGAACACCACCACGTTCATAGGCGGCCGCCCGAAGAAGTCGGGCGAAGTTGCTATCTGTTTTAAAGTTTAGCGCAGCCCACAAAGTTTCTTTCGTCGTTTTGAAGGTTTTAATAATTTCCTTCTTAATCTCCACAGGGAGAAAAATTTGCTTTTCGTTGCTCATATTCATATATGCTTTTAAAGTTACTTCCTTCTTACCCATTGCAATGCGGATGTTTTTCCGTATATTTGGGCGCTCTTAACCCAGTTAAGACGCTGCAAATATAGTATGACTATTTCATACTACAAAGCAAAAGCAGGAATATTTCATACTAAAATGTGATTATGACGGAAAATATCAGATTTTTTAAGATTGTAGATGTTCTAAAGAAACAAAAAGAACTCGCTGATTATGTTGAACTTGCAGGCATACTTAATACTAATAAAGCGGGGATAAGCGATATAAAACAAGGACGAAAGAAACTTTCTATTGATAATATTAGAAGTATGAAAATATCATACCCTAAAATAAGTATTGATTATATTATCATGGGGGAAGGGGAAATGTTTATCACTCCTTCGGCTAATATTGTACCAGTTGAAGTTCCAAGTCAAAAAGAAAGTCCCGTTATAGATAAGCTATTTTCTACACTTGAAAAGAAGGATCAAAGAATAGAAGAACTTTTAAAAGATAATGTCCGATTAGAGGAACGACTCAAATTTCTTGAAACTGATAAAACAGATTTCGGAAAAATTGCAGAGAGTGCTTCTACTGGAAACACTTCGTTACGTACCAACCAGGGTGCGACCTCTGCCGGTGCCCACTTAAAGGAATAACGAACCCTAAAAACTAAACAAGCACGTACCCTACGCCTTTACATATCACCGATAAGCGTCCTTTGCAAGAATAAAGGTACACACGCATTTTTTCGATGTACCTTTGTTCTTTTTACGCAATAAAACACTAAATATAAGTTGTTTACAAGCAAAAACAAGCGTTTTTTTGTGGGCGTTTTCTCCTTTCTTAAAGCTGTATTTTCCCCCTATTTACGTTCAAAAAATATCATTTAAGGCACGTTTTAAGTAAGTTTTACCTATAAAAAAACGATTTATCACCGTTAAAAGTGTCCTACCAAATGTCCTACCAAACTATATATTTCGTTTTTCCATATATAAAAAGTGTCCTACCAAAGTGTCCTACCAAGTGTCCTACCACTCTTTTTTTGAGGTCTCAAACGTCTTTTAAATAGGTTTTGAAGTCTCCTTCCCGTTTATATTAGAAATCCTTCCACGTAAAGGCATTTTTAGGCTTTTATTCCTATCGAACGATAAGAACTTAAGGAATACAACAAAAGCCGCCGTATTGCCACGAAAAAGGCCATACAAGCGGCTTCTAACCAACACGAACCCGGCGTCTTTTCATTTGTGACACCCGTTCAAGTGTATTATATGCGTTGATGAAGAAAAGCCACACACTTATGGCGGCTGATGTAAAGTAAACCTTTTAAAAAGGCTGTTCAAACAGGTATTCCTGTAAAGCAGGTGTAAACCAGTGTAAACCGTTTCGTTTTTCTTTCCGTTCTTCTCTATACGTGTTCATTCTTCTATTTATCAGCGTTTTACATCTTCCAGTTCAATATCGCAAGTTTACAGTTTCGTTTTTCCCCCCTTATCCGCTTCTGCCCGCAAGTCTGATAAGAGAGTTTGACTTCAAGAAAAACCGGATGGAGCTGGTGGCCCTGCACGCTACAGGTTTCGGAAGGCCCAGCCAGGCGGCATGGACGGAAATCTTTGCGGATGGCC